CACTGCCGGGGAACCTGTACCAGCTGGTAGTGTAGGTGGTGGATTCGCTCGAGCACCACATACCAGCATATATCAATTGATTGATAATAGAAATGGTCAAATAATGCTAGGCGGCGAAACAAGAACTTTTGCTGACACCGTAGAGAAGGCCAATATTTTAATGCGTGACTATAGGCTTACAGCTGATGATATTAGAATTGTTGATATGTATACCAATACTGTATATGATATCAATGGTCGTCCTGTAAGTGGCAACAATGCTAATACTTCTAGCATAGATGGCGAGCAAAGCACAGATGCCAACTACGAAATCATTGATCTTGAAACTCGTGGACCAGTTTTTAGATTCATTGCCAACACCGATCAAGAAGCACAGAGAAAGTTTATAGATTGGTTGGAAGCAGGTGATCGCTTTATTGGCCAGTATTATTGGCGTAGAATTGAAGGTCGTGGCATACCAGGGTCAACAGCAGAACTGCAACGACAGCGATCAGATCAGCAAGTACAAGGTTTTAGAGTCTCTTATACCGTTACCCATGACGATGAAGTTAGAAATAACACTGTGACTATTCAAGCCCGTAATGCTGACGCTGCAATGGATGTTATGAGAACTAATTTACAACGGGCTGGATATGAGGTTCTTAGAATTGAAGCTGAACCTGTGGCACAAACTCTAGAGCCACCAGTAGATATTTCAATGCCCGGTCAGGCTCGCGGAACAGAAAGCTTACCACCCGGCAACACTCGCTGGTTGATACTTGATCCAAACGACCGTGAAGTATATAGTTTTGTACATCGTAGTAATCAAGGCGAAGCAAATCAATATGCTGTGAACTGGCTAAGACAAAACGGTCTACTAGGCAGTGGCGAATTCATGGTGGTGCCAGCAAGATGAGAGCCAGCGAGTTTATTGTAGAATCAAAGATACCTGATGTGGTCTATCACGGCACGGCATCTGCCAACCTCACCAACATAATGAAACACGGTATCAAACCCAAGTTAAATCGTTATGCATACTCCAATAGACAACACGGTGGCGGAATAGCAACAGGTTTAGAACTAGAGCCAGGTAAACGTAGAAGTGATTTAGAAACTATCAGCACCAGTGTGAACTTTGACAACAGTTTAGAGTATGCCAAATTGGGTGGCAGCACAGGTTCAGGCTCTCCTGGCGTGGAACTAGCGTTTCGTCCATTGCCCAGTGATAGCTTTGAAGAAACCGGCATGCCTGGTGAAGTTGTATTCCGCAATGCTATCTCTCCAGATAGACTACAAATAGTCTGGCCCCAACGACTAGCGGGCAAAGAAAAACAACTCGCACAAAAAGCCGAAAAGAAAAAACAATCAGGTGCTGAAAAAACACAGCAGATCAAAAGCATTAACCAGCAACTCAAAGCCGCAGGTTCTAGTATAAGAATCAAGTCAACCAACCCTAATACTGCAAGAATTGCCATATGGTTTATGGATCCTGACAACCCTGTACAGGTAGGCAACACCAACATAGATGATCAAAATTTCGCAGTATTCTTGAAAAAAGAACTAGCTAACCCTGCACCCAACAAACAACGCTATTATGGTAGAACCAATTGGTTAAATGAATTCGCTCCTGAAGGATTTGAGCAATACAGTTTATACACCGGTGATGGTGTTAGAAATCATTTAGTTGATAAATTTTCGTCATTAAACGCAGCCAAGGAAGAAGTTGAGTTTATATGGGACTCAGATCCCGAAGCTCGTCTGGCTATATGGTTTATTAAAAATCTAAATGATGAAGTGGTGTGGTCCTATGATCCACAGGAAATAGCGGATGCGCCAAGATATCAGTTTAGAAAAAAATCTGATGATCTTGAAGAAATGAATCGTAGAGGATTCCTAGGAGCCATGGGAGCAGGTGCAATGGCTGCTGCGGGAGTTCCCTCACAAGCAGCTAACAAGGTGGGACCACCCATGCTCAGTGCCAACATTGGTGCAGAAGAGGCTCTTCATCGTGCGGCTCGTGCTGCTGGCATACGTGGCGTGGAACTTGCGCAGTTTCTAGCACAGTGTTATCATGAGTCTGGCGGCTTTAAATACATGCAAGAACTAGGTGATCCACGTTATTTTCTACGATACGATCCTAGAGTAGATCCTGCCAAGGCACGTGTGCTAGGTAATGTAAAGCCAGGAGATGGTGAACGCTACAAGGGTCGTGGATTTATACAGATCACTGGCAGAGATAACTATCGTAGAGCCGGTGAAGCTCTGGGTCTGCCCTTGGAAGACCGGCCAGAACTCGCAGCTAGAATGGATGTGGCAGCACGTATTGCAGTATGGTATTGGAAACAAAGAGTCAAGCCCAATGTGTCTAATTTCAATGACACTCGTGCGGTGACTCGGCAAATCAATCCCAACATGCGCGGTCTTGAAGATCGACATGAAAATTTCAAAGACTATAAAAAGGTCTTTAGTATGAATTGGAAAGCTGTATGAAAATCACAGAATTTGTCACGGAAGACTGGCAAAAGACCAATCGCAAGGACAAGACCTCGGGCATGAGCCGCAAGGCAGTTAAACAATACCGCCGTGAAAATCCCGGCAGTAAACTGCAAACCGCTGTGACCACCAAGCCCAGCAAGTTGAAAAAAGGTTCTAAGAGCGCCAAGCGTCGCAAGAGCTTTTGTGCTAGAATGCGTGGCATGAAGAAATCACGCACTTCAGCCAAAACAGCTAGAAATCCCAATTCAAATATTAATAAAGCACTGCGCCGTTGGAACTGCGAAAGCATTGAGCAAATGCAAGAGCTGGTAATGATTGCCGAGCAAAAGATCGCTGCGTTGCGGCAAGGTGTGGCGGAAGATCAAGAAGATATCGTAGCCGTCATTGATGGTGTACGTTCGGATAGAACTTACAACGATAGATATCACGCACACAATTCTTTATCAAAACTAGTGGGATATGGCAAAGCCAAGGTAGCAGAATTGTATATTAACGGCGAAAAAGTAGAACACTTTGAACTAGGAAAAAAATATATTGATTTTGAACCCAAGAGTCTAGGTTCAATGTCAGAGGCAGGTCCATTCTCATACGGTGCCAAGAAGCCTAGAAAAGGTAGTGTGGCAGATCTTGCTGCAAAGAAACGCCAAGAACAGGAAAAAGGCAAGCTGCCTGCGGAACCTAAAGACCATATGGTTGGCACAGCACGGATAATCAAATAAAATGAGAGCACAAGAATTTTTAAAAGAAGAAACAGGCAATGAGCAAGATTTAGAATCTCTCAAGGAAGCCTGCGAAAACTGGATGGAAATGTATTTTGATGCTAATGACATCAATACAATTTTAACACATCCTTATAGTCAACAATTCAAGCAACCACCAGCCGGTATAGAAAAACTTTATCGTGGACTGGTAGTTGCCGGTGGAAAAGTAAAGGCGGTGCCCGGTAAAAGCAATAGAAAGTTTGTGGCCTATGCCACACACCCCTACGGTGCTGAAGCATTCTTGGCCAGTCTTGATGTTGGCGGTCGTAAAGTAATCATTGAAAAACAGTTTAACCCCGCTGACTTTGTGTTAGACTTCACAGGCCTGTATGAAAGTTTGTTTCCTGATCAAGGTCTTCACAATCGGTATGAAACTGAATACGAAGTTTGGATGCGAGCCACAAGATACTATCAGTCAGCGTCAGAGCAAGAAATAATTAAAGACACTGCCTGGGGTCAGACCGACGACGGTGAACCAGGTAGAGGAAATCTCTAATGAGAGCTTCTGAGTTTATCGCAGAAGGTGTGTCAGTGAGAGATCAGATCCTAGCTGATGTTAAAAAACACGGCGGTGATACCGATGATTACTTTGTAAGATACACCAGTGTTGATAAACTAGGCTTCAGCGCACGTCAATGGTTTTCTAGAACCCCCGATGTGGATCATCCAAAATTTCACGTGGACTTTATAGGACACGATGTGGGTCGATTGGCACTTTGGTTTTATCCCTTGAAAACTGCCATGGACACCAGTAGAACTCTGTATGGCAGTGAACAACCCTATGTATGGTTGGTCAAGCTCCGTCCTGATGCTTGGCTACAGACTGTCAAGCGTGGCGACAACACAGTTGAGCCGCCACCTCCAGGCAAACAAAGAGTGGGAATACTGCGCATGAGTCAACCTCCTGCTGCTATCTTTTTCCGGCCCGCATTTGATGTGATTGGTAGATATTATGATTATGCCTCTAGACACAAAAGACATGGTGAAGTCAAAGGGCCTCCCCCGCCCACACTGTTCCAAAGAATTCGGGGTGAACGATGAAAACATTTAGGAACTAGACCATGCGCTTACACGAAATTCAACAACAGCGTAGACCGCATCTTTTTCTTGACATGGATGGTGTTCAAGCAGACTTCTTTTCAGCCTGGGCACGCTTGTTTGGCAAAGAACGCTACAAAGAAATAGGCAATCGCGCACAACGCGAAGCCACTATCGCAGATCTCAATGCACGTGGTCCTGAATTTGTAGAAGAATTCTTTACAAACTTGCCTGTGTTGCCTGGTGCGCAGACTCTAATTAAGTTTCTACGTGACAATGATATCAAGTACACAATTCTAAGTGCGCCGCTGCGTGGCAACGAAGCTGCTAGTATCCGCGGAAAGTTGGCATGGTTAGATCGCCATCATCCTGGCACATCTGCCACTGCGATCTTCACAGGCGAAAAACAACGCTATGCCACTACCAATGGTGAACCAAATGTGCTAGTTGATGACTTCAAGAAATATGTGAATGCCTGGACCGCAGATGGTGGCATTGCTGTGCTGTATCGTTGGAATAATGTTGGCGCTGCAATTGAACAGTTGAAAAAGATCTATGGATTAGAGCCAGGTGCTCAGGTCAACAGTCTTGATGCATTACAAGAGGCAGTGGTAGGCACGCTGTATCCTAAAAAAATACTAGGCACTGCTAGAGTAGGTGACTTGTCTATTCCTATACACCGTCATCTATATGATCAAGCGCAGAGCCGTGGAATTGATCTAAAAACCATAGAACGCACACTGCGTAGACTGCCCAGAATAGCCAGCAAACTCAAAAAAATTGAAGCAGGAAACAAGGTATGGGTTTACAACCCTCACGATGAAATTAGTCTAGGCTTTTTTGCACTGGACAGTGGTGGATATTTGTTGAACACAGTGATTCCCAATGCGCCACATCAACAGGGAGTTACTGATGTGATACGCATGTATGAAGCAGACATTGAAGAAAATTTTGCAGACGGTAAAGTCAAGGGCCGGAGCCGGCCTGGGCGTGTAAAACGTGCGGGTGCCAGTTGTGATGGCAGTGTAACCAGTTTAAGAGCCAAGGCCAAAAAATACAGCGGCGAACGAGGTCGAATGTACCATTGGTGTGCAAACATGAAATCAGGACGTCAAAAATGAGAGACCTACTTAATATACTAGAAGCAGTGAGCCGCGGCTGTCCTCCTGCAACACAAGACATTGATCTTAATCTAAAGAATCGTCAGAAGGCCATAGAAGAATATCATTATGGCCCGCTGAATCCCAATGAACCCAATGAAGAATACTGGGCTGAACTAGCCGACAAATGGAATACCAGTGATATTGAATCTGTAAAACAGAATCGCTGTGGCAACTGTGCTGCATTTGACATCTCAGAAAAAATGCTGGACTGCATTGCCACTGGTATTGGTGCAGAACCCGGATCAGATCCACATGATACCATAGATGCTGGTCAGCTAGGCTACTGTAAGTTTTTGAAATTCAAATGTGCTGCCAAGCGTACCTGCGATGCCTGGGTAGAGGGTGGTCCTGTGACAGGAGAAAAAAATGAGAGCTAAAGAATTTGTAAAAAAGTCCGCCACTGAAGCTGAAATGCCCTGGAAGGATGCAGTGGATGCAGGTGCCATGACCACACAACAGGGTGCCAAAATAGCTGCCAGTGATATTTCTCAAGCCATTGGTGATTTGGAAAAAAATCAAGCTGCCATTGGTAAAGAAATTGCCACACAAAGAGCTGCTGCCAATTCAGTGCCCTCCAACGTACAAGTGACCAGCATGAAGCCAGATGGCAGTTGGACCGGACGTGAGCTACCCAAAACTACTAAAATTGGTCCTATTTCAATTACACGAGGCAGCGGTAATCCTGTAGCCGGCGGTGCAGTGAAAAAAGCACCACCTGCCTATCCCCCAGGCGCCATCTAAAAATACACCTGCTGATTTCAGGCCACTAAGTACCAGGCGAAAATTCGCTTTTTATAGGAGACTTTATGGCAACCAAAAAACCGGCCAAAAAAACAGCAGCGCCAGCTAAGAAAGCAGCCGCTCCTGTAGCCAAAAAACCCGTGGCAAAAGCAGCCAAGGCCAAACCCAAGGCTCGAGCCAAACCCCGTGCGCAGGTAGTTGAAGCTGTGGAACAGGAACTGGAATTCAAACCAGTGAGCAGTTTCTTGAGCATGCATGCTGCCATGGATCCCGAGGCACAAGCAGCCATGATCGCAGAGCAGACCAAACGTGCGTTTGATGTTGAAGCCTATGTACAATTTAATGTGGCTCAAACACAGGTAGCAAGATCAATCGTTGAAGAAAACGTCACTGACGCCATGCAGAGCTGGGCTATCAATGCCGGTGGTAATCGTGAAATGATCATGCGTACCACAGACGATGTTTATCGCAATCGTCTCATGATGTTGAATCTGTTGAAGCCCGAGAATCCTGTGGAAGCAGCGTTTCAGGAAAGCATGATCAACAAGACCAAACTGGAATATCTGCAACATCGTAATGTCATGAACCGTCGCATGGCTGATATTGCATATGAAATGGCCAATGCTATCAAGGCCATTGGTGCAGCGTCGGAGAAATTCTATAATGCCAACGAAGAAATGGCAGCATTTATCAACGACACCGCAGACGAAAATGCAGTATGGTTTGATGGTGAGCTGCGTAAAATGATGCGTGAAGCCTCAAATGTCACAAATGATCAGCGTATTCAGCACACCATGGAAGTGAGTCAGCTGCTAGCAAATGATGCACAAACAGGCCGTGCTCGTATTCGCGAAGTTGCAGAATTTGCACAGGGTCTTGGTGACAGTCTGCAGGAACTGCAAGAGTCAGGCAATGAACTGCGCGAAGAAGTGATTAATATTCGTGAAAAGATCGACGCAGGTCAACGCCGTATCGCTGACACCATTGTAAACAAGCGTAAATAAATGTGGCCCAGATACGTTGGTGCTGGCGTTGGTACGATGGACATACCGCAGTAGCTAGAAACAGTCTGCGTAGGTCCCGTATACTAAACCAGTTACGCCGTATACATAGACAACACCCCGCTTTGAAATTCACAGTCAAACGCGGGGAGTTTTTTATAGAAGCATGGTTTGTGGATACAAATGATCTGCTGATATTTGCTTTGATATGGCCACCAACTTGTCCTGTGTGGGAGAAATTTGATGATATTTCCTGATATGCCTAAACGTCAACACTGGTGGGATCAACACACTGAACCTGTGTCGCCAGTTGCAGTTGAAACCCACACTGTGGTTGTGCCAGAACTCACGGCTGTCAGCGCCGAAGAATGGTTTGCCAAACATTTTCCAGACACAGTGCCCACAGCTTTGCCCAGTCACCGTGAGCCTTTTGACTGGCGTAAAGATCCACGGGGCACAGCAGAATTTGCTGCGCTGTGTGGGTTCTTGATAGCATGGGTAGCCTACTGGTATCAAGTATCTCACTAAATAATTGATGCGCTTGAATGAACTATTTGAAAACTTGGTACAAAACTATGATCTATACCAAGCTCAGGTGAAAATACAGCAGCCTGGTTATCTAGGACGTATCAACGTCACGGTGAGTGCGCCCAGCGCCGCTGCGGCACGAGCACTGATCAAAGCACAGTATAATGTAAAAACACATGATATTGGCCAAGTTCGTCGCATGCCCGCAGGAAAGAAACTATAATGCGTGCTAGAGAGTTTGTTCCAAGAGCCTGGTATGTAACAGTAAACGGTGATCCTGGCATTCTCACAAGAAACACCACACCTGGTGAACAGCCCTGGAGAGTCACTTGGTTTGATAGAGAAGATCATGAACCCAATGGTCACACGGACATCAGCAAACTACAAGCCCGTCAGATTCAACGCGGTAACAACATAGAAGTTGTAGATCAAGACATAATTTACTATATAGATGCCGGTGAAGAACTTGCGGAAAACAGTTTGTTCTGGCGCCAATATCCTTGTACCAAAGACTGTTCAGGTCACCAAGCAGGTGATTCCTGGGCACAGGCACGCGGTATCACAGATGTAACACAATGCCCTCCTGGCAACAGCAACAGCTGGTGGGAAGGCTGCAAAAGCGAAGCCGAAAAACGTCCTTATTAAGCTATGAAACAAAATGTGTATCTTTATGCTCCTAACTTTGAGTCAGGACATGGAAATGTAACGTCGGTGTGGCTACCCTATACAGTGGGCTGTATCTGGAGTTACGCCATGACCGATCAAAGGCTACGAGATAACTTTAATTTGTGTGGTCTTGGGTTCCTGCGTGATCCAGTTGATCAAGTGGTTGATAGTCTTGACAACCCAGCGGTGTGTGGATTTAGTACCTATATCTGGAACGAAAACTACAACCTTGCTCTCAGTAAGGCTATCAAGCAAAGGTATCCCAATTGCTTGATCTTGTTTGGTGGTCCTAATGTGCCCAATGAAGAAGAAGTTCTGCGACAGTGGCGCAAGGATCATGCCTGGATTGATGTATCCATTAGATACGAGGGAGAAATTGCGTTTAAAAATGTGTTGCATGATATTCTTGACAACAAGGTCAAAAGAGACTATGTGGCACATAGAGTAGAAGATCTTGAAGTGCCTAGTCCTTATCTAACCGGACTGTTTGACGACATTGTCAAAGACAAACAATTCATGTACTCCATGACCATTGAGACCAATCGTGGTTGTCCATTTCCCTGTACCTTTTGCGACTGGGGTAGTTTGACCTATGCCAAGATCAAGAAATTTCCCTTGGAAAAAGTTTTTGCAGAAATAGAGTGGTCAGGACGTAACCAAATTGAGTTTATTAGTCTAGCTGATGCTAACTTTGGCGTGTTTCCTGAGCGTGATCAAGCCATTGCCGAATGTTTTATTGAAACCAAGAAAAAATATGGGTATCCACAGCAGATCAGTTGTACATGGTACAAAAACTCCAATGAAGTAATTTTAAACATAGCCGAGGATCTTACACGTCATGGCCTAAACCGTGGACTCACACTAAGTGTACAAAGCATGCACGAGCCCACGCTCACTGCTATCAAACGCAAGAACATGAAGATCAATGATCAGAGTCTGCTGTTTCAAGAATGCAATCGTAGACACATACCTTTTTATACCGAGCTGATTCTAGGCATGCCCGAAGAAACACTGGCCAGCTGGCGTCAAGGCCATTTGGATCTAATTGAAATGGGCCAGCATGGTTGTGTGTACATGGCTCCCATTGAGCTGCTGCGCAACGCAGAAATGACCAAACAGATTGATCAGTACAAGATCAAAAGCACAGTGATATCTGACTATTGGACCTGTGCTCGCAGCGGTATCAGCGAGTGCCAACACATAGCCACGGAAACCAATACCATGTCCACTGATGACATGATAGATGCTACTATTTTTTCCTGGATGATAATTTCATTTCATCATCACGGCTGGACAGAGCTATATTCAAGATATCTACACAAGCGTGGCTGGAGCTACAAACAGATCTACGATAATCTTGAAACATGGTTAATGAGCCACCCTTACTACAGCCAACAAATAGCAAAGTTTAGAAGCACAGTGAGTGATTTTTACCATCACAGTAGAAGCATTGAATACTATGCTCTCTGGGAAGGCGTAAAAAACATGTATGTGGATAGACAACAACATCTTGACAACATAGCAGCATGGTTTCAAACTCTTTGTCAAGATGACTGCTGCGATGAAATAATTGAACTACAAAGGCATTGGATAATTGATCCATATGGAACCAGTAAGAACACAGTGGAACTGCCCAGTAACTTGATCTATTGGATATTAGATCTAGAACCCGTGGTAACCAAATCCCCCATACAGTGTGAATTTTCCACTAGCCAAACCGAGTCATGGGCTAACCTAGAGGAGTTCCTGAGTTTTGTTGTGCTACGCAGAAAAGAAAGTTTTGGCAAAGCCATTGTTAATATTTTGCCGCAACAAACACCAGCTGATTTTGAACTAAATATGGAATGTCCAATGACATTGTCAAACTTGTCTGTAAGCTAGATTGCCGCTGGGAAGGGCTTGCCCCAACCTATCGCGCCTGGGTCAACAATGAGCTGTTTACCGAACGCACTTGGATTTGGACTGAAAACTATATTGAAGAAATATTTCAAGTCAAGGCCATACCCGGAAAATACCGTATTAGATTTGAGTTGGTACAGCCCTGTCTAGCGGACTTGATTTTTCTAGAAATGCGAGCATTGCACGGTCCAGTGCGTGTAAAAAGTGGTGGCATATTTTTGATTGATTCTTAACATGAGAGCAAGAGAATTCATAGGCGAAGATGTATCAACTACCAGCGCCAGTATTGCCCCGGTTGCACAGAGCCTGGGACACATGCCAATGATCAGTCGCATGGGCCGAGTGCCTACTGTGCATAAATATCAGACTAGAAAACCTAAACGGACTAAAAATGCTGGCAGAATCGCTTAAAACTATATTGGCTTCAAGCTACGCTTATGTGATCAAAGCGCAGTTTTTTCATTGGAACGTAGAAGGGCCTGACTTTGCTCAACTGCATGATTTCTTTGGCAAGATCTACGAAGAAGTCTATGACAATTCCATTGATCGCTGTGCTGAATTCATCAGAGTACTTGATGACTACGCTCCGGGTAGTTTTGAACGATTCGCGGAACTGTCTATTATATCTGGACAAATCAAAGTACCTCGTGCTCGACTCATGCTGGAAGAACTATTACAAGATACAAATAATATGTTGGCATTGTTAAACACTGCGTTTCAAGAAGCAGATGCAGATCAACAGCAAGGTATTGCTGACTTTCTGGCCGAACGAATTGACGCCATGGGCAAACATCGTTGGATGTTGAGATCGTTTCTCAAGGAAGCACGAGCATGAACGATATCTACACCATCCTAGCCAGACTGGAAGCCATACAAGAAGGCAGTACCACGCCAACTAAACTGTCAAAAGATCTCAACCCGCAACAAAAAGCAGTGCCTCAATTGCCTGCTCTGTTCAAGCCTAATAAGATTTCAGTTCTGGGTGCCAAAACTGATCCAGATCATCCCATGCGTGGTTACGCAGTGGGTGCAAGTGAAAGTGCTGAAACCGAAGTAGAAGAAGACTGGCGCAGTGCCGCAGCAGCAGGTGCATTGGCCGCTGCTAACCTTCTGGGTACACCGGCTCAAGCAACAGAACCTGTGAAACCAATCACAGTAGCGCATGTGACCATAGATGGTGAAACACGCACATACAATCTTGGTGATAGATTTAAAAGTTCCAAAGAAGCAGAAAAGTTTATCAGCGATGTACTAGATCGTCAAGGGCTGTCAGGTTACAGTCTTGACATCAAGACCGGCGTGCCAAAGAACACAGACAGCACAGCAATGAAAGAACAAATAATCGCAGCCGAAGACATGCTGGGCAAAATACGTCGTGACTTAGCAGATTACCTCCGCAGCGTAGAAGATGAACTAGTGGGACGAGATAGATCACTGATACGCAAGGCCAAGCAAGAACTCGCCAAACCTGACATTGAAAAGTTTCTACCAGTCAAAGTTATCAGCACCGACGATGGTAAAGAACTCAGAATACATGGCAACGAAGACGATGGATTTAGAATCAGTGTGCATGAAAAAATGCTACCCACTGCATTTGAAAGCCTTGAAGAAGCCAGCATGGCCTGCGAAATGTACTGTGCTCGTAGGCGTGGCCAGCCCATGGAAGCCAATCCAGACTACGTGGATGAGCGCGACAGCACAGCAAAGCATTAGATGACCACCTTAGGACCGTAAGTGTTGGTCGTAGGCGGCTGCTGCCTGTGAACTAGAACCGCTACCTCTCGTTCCAAAGTGAGCTTTTATAATAACAATAATAATGATCTACACCAGATGGATCGACGACGAAGAATGGTACCATGTGTGCAATGATCATGGCGACTGTTTGATCCACACACGCAACCGACAACTGGCCTATTTTGTAGAACAACACAGTCGTGGTCTACCCCGTGGTTTATATCTGAGCATTGGCGGAGATCGACGTAGAGATAAAAAGCGTCCGTTGTTTAGGCGTCAACGCTGACGCTGCCAAACATACCTTGCACCACGATTTAGCGTTTGATCCTGAGTTTCACCAATGAATCCTTGATAGGCTGACATCACAGGCGTTTGTCCTAGAGCTTCGCTGATCATGGGCACAACACTGAGATGATCTATACGAATGTCCATGCACAGCCTGCCTCCAATTCGCAAACTTTGCAACACCTGTGGCCAGTACATTTCAAACGGTAGATGCCAACACCAGCACCATGTGCTGATCACAAGATCTAGATCCTGTGGCCAAGGGCTATCTGGTGGTTGGAGCACGAAACGCTGCCTAGCCAACTGGTTCGCTGTTAACAATTCTTCAACCACGGGCCAAGAATTATAATAGGGATGATCTGATCCATGTCTGACATAGTATGCAGGATCATAGGTAAAGTCGTTTTGATCAACCAGCCAAAATCTAGATTCTGGAAGTATCTTGGCAGCTATGATGTCCAGTATGCCTAATCCAGAACCAAGGTCCAATATCCTAGCATCAGCAGCTAGATCAAACGCACCTAGACGTTCGCATCTTTGCCAGTGCCATGTATAATATTCTGACAGTTTACCGGAAAGATCAGGAGCTGCACTGTTGATAAAATTACCGGTTTGAATTTTAACTAGATTCTCACAGAGAGGATCTATAGGAAACTGTAGATCAACATTTTGGAATTTAGTTACAACAGAAAAATCTATCTGTGGAAATGTGGGTTTGAAAGTCAAAACAGTTGACACCTATTGAAGTAGAAGCTAAAATACTTATCTAGGAGGATTTATGAACCGAACATTCAGTGCAGAACAAAAAGCCAAACTCACGCAATTGATCAACGAAGGCATGCAGGTCATGCACGAAGTTGAAACACTCAATGGTGGTTTGAGCGACACTATCAAGGCAGTTGCAGAAGAATTGGAAATCAAACCCAATGTTTTGAAAAAAGCCATTAGACTCGCTCACAAAGCTGAATTTGGCAAAGAACAGCAGGATCATGCACTACTAGAAGAGATTCTTACCACAGTAGGCAAGACTTTGTGACCCGTAGAATCATTTTATTTGATTCAAAAAACTATCAAAACCAGGTCTGTCTAAGTCCGTTTGTCAGTGTTGAAATAGATGTACAAGGTAATGTGCGAATGTGTGGCTGTCAGGCCTGGATGCCCACCATCGTAGGAAATCTGTTTGAACAGAGTTTGCCAGAGATGTTGTCGTCGCCTTTGGCTCGTGCTATTAGAACCAGTATAGCCGATGGAACCTATAGATACTGCAATGAAAAAACCTGTGGTATTATTGCCAGTGGAGCACTGAACAGTGTTCACACAGTTCCACCAGAAGTCGCACTGCAACTCAAAGACAACACCAGATGGAGCTTGCCACATGAAATTTTCTTGGCAGGTGACTTGACCTGTAATCTAAGCTGTCCAAGCTGTAGGAACAGTGTGATCACAGTGCCTGATCACGAAGTAGAGCAACAGATGCGGCTTGGTGAAATTCTCAGAGCTAATCTTTTTCCTGAACCCACTGATCAGTCAATAAAAATACATGTCAGCACCAGTGGTGAGGTGTTTGCAAGCCCAAGACTACTGTCTTTTATCAACAGCCTGGATGTTGATCAGTTTCCTAATCTTAGACTACATCTGCAGACCAATGGACTACTGATGCCTGCAAGATGGCATCGTTTGGGCAACATGGCTCAACGAGTTGACAAGGTCACAGTCACAGTTGATGCTGCCCAAGCTAATACATATGAGCTCCTAAGACGCGGCGGTCGTTGGGCCGACATTGTCAAAGCTCTGGAGTGGAGTTCAGATCACTGTGTGGCCAACAACATTGACCTGCATCTTCGTATGGTGGTTCAACGTGACAATTGGCAGCAGATGCAAGAGTTCTATGACATGGCCATGCTATATAAAGCAACCCTGGTTGAGTTTACTCGCATCAGCAACTGGGGGACTTTTGATGCTGTGGCCTTTGCTGAGGTTGACGTTTTTGATCCACAACATGATCAATATGTTCCAGCACAAAACCTGCTACAACAAATAAGAATTTTGCCAAATGTGTTTGTTTCTGGCGGATTATAAGATTGTTTGTTGACATTCTTTGCTTTTTTATATACAATAACTAGATGAGTTATGTTGACGCCCTTTTTGATCGTGACCACGATCGCATACATGTAGTAGAACGCAGAAACGGCGAACGCCGTTATCAAGAATATCCTGCCAACTATGTTTTCTATTATGATGATCCTCGCGGTAAGTTTCAGAGCATATATGGAACTCCCGTGTCTAGATTCTCTACACGGAGTAACAAGGAGTTTCGTAAGGAACTGCGTATTCAAAGTGGAAAACAATGTTATGAGTCGGACATCAATCCGGTATTTCGTTGTCTAGAGGACAACTACAAAGGCCAGGATGCACCCAAACTCAACGCAGCATTTTTTGACATTGAAGTAGACTTTGATCCTGAACGTGGTTACAGCAGACCCGACGATCCTTTCAACGCAATCACAGCCATCTCGGTATATCTTGGTTGGTTGGATCAACTAGTGACCATGGCAGTGCCACCGCGCAGTGTGAGCATGGAGACTGCACAGGATCTTGTGAAAGATTTCCCCAACACTTTTTTGTTTGGCACAGAAGCAGAGATGTTGGCTATGTTTTTGGATCTCATAGACGATGCTGACGTGCTGTCGGGTTGGAACTCAGAAGGCTATGATATTCCCTACACAGTTCAACGTATCACTAGAGTTCTCAGCAAAGATGACACACGCAAATTCTGTTTATGGGGACAGTTTCCAAAACAACGAACGTTTGAACGCTTTGGTGCAGAAGCCCTGACATTTGACCTTGTGGGTCGAGTGCATATGGACTATATGCAACTTTATAGGAAATACACTTATGAAGAACGTCACAGCTACAGCCTTGATTCAATCCTTGAATACGAAGAACTTGAGGGCAAGACCAAATACGAAGGTACGTTGGATCAACTCTACAATCAAGACTTCCGCAAGTTCATCGAGTATAACAGACAAGACGTTAATGGACTGGCCTCGCTCGACAAAAAGCTCAAGTTCTTGGATCTAGCCAACACACTAGCACATGAAAACACAGTGCTGCTGCCTACCACAATGGGTGCAGTGGCTGTGACAGAACAGGCTATTATTAACGAAGCCCACGAACGTGGTATGGTTGTGCCCAACAGACAGGAGAGACACAGTGATGACGACACACAAGCGGCAGGTGCCTATGTTGCTTATCCCAAAAAAGGGCTCCACGAATGGATTGGCTCCATTGACATCAACAGCCTCTATCCCTCAGCGATCCGCGCTCTTAACATGGCACCGGAGACCATTGTTGGCCAACTCCGGCCGCACATGACCAATCGGTATATACAAGAAAGGCAACAGCAAGGCATGAGCTTTGCTGCTTCATGGGAAGGATTGTTTGGCACACTAGAATATACCGCTGTTATGGAACAACAGCGGGGCACTGAAATCATTATTGATTGGCAATCAGGCGAAGAGTCAGTTCACAGTGCAGCAGAAGTATGGCGCATGATTTTTGACAGTCGTCAACCTTGGATGCTCAGTGCCAATGGTACTATTTTTACTTACGAACGCGAAGGCGTGGTTCCTGGCTTGCTGAAACGTTGGTATGCTGAACGTAAGGACATGCAGAAAAAAGCCAGAGAATACGAAGGAGTAGATGATGCACAATTTGAATACTGGGACAAACGCCAACTCGTCAAGAAGATTAATCTTAATAGTTTGTATGGCGCTATTCTTAACCCCGGTTGTAGGTTTTTTGATAAGCGCATTGGTCAGTCTACTACTCTTACTGGACGGGCGATTGCGAAGCACATGGACGCACACGTCAACGAATGCCTCACAGGACGATACGACCACGTCGGAGAAACCATAATCTATGGCGACACAGACTCATGTTACTTTTCTGCTTGGCCTGTGCTCAAGAAAGAAGTAGAGTCTGGGCGAATGGAATGGAACAGCGATATCTGTATTCAACTCTACAATGGCATTGCAGATCAAGTCAACGAAAGCTTCCCTGCTTTCATGGAAACAGCTTTTCATGTGCCAAGAGAAATGGGTTCAGTGATACGCGGCGGGCGTGAACTTGTGGCCACCAAGGGTCTGTTTATCACCAAGAAACGCTATGCTGTGATGTACATAGACAAAGAAAACAAACGTGTTGACATCAACGGCAAGCCGGGCAAGGTCAAGGCCATGGGGCTTGATCTCAAACGTTCAGACACTCCCAAGGTAATTCAAGACTTCTTGAGTGAAGTTCTCAATGATGTGCTACAAGGCGCCAATCGTGAACAGATAGTGGAAAAGATACGTCAGTTTAAATTTGATTTTAAAGAGCGCCCAGGTTGGGAAAAAGGTTCACCCAAGCGTGTGAACAACTTGACCAAGTTTGTGAAAGCCGAAGAACGCGAAGGTAGAGCCAATATGCCAGGACATGTACGTGCTGCCATGAACTGGAATGTTATGCGTAAAATGATGGGCGATAACTATTCAATGCAGATCATGGATGGCGCCAAGGTAATTGTTTGTAAACTCAAAAACAATCCATTGAACTGGACATCAATTGCCTATCCCACAGATGAGCTGCACTTGCCTCAATGGTTTAGAGAACTGCCATTCGATGACAATGGCATGGAATCAACTGTGATTGATGGCAAAGTAGATAATCTACTGGGTGTGTTGGACTGGGATCTGGAAGGCTCAACCAATACTACCAACACTTTTCAAAGTCTATTTGATTTTTCATGAAACTAAGTGATTTGGTTCACTACAGAAACATACTACTGGCCAATCGCAGCCAGGAATGGCGCTGGCCTTTGCAAAACTATCTTGATCTGCAACAACGCAGTATGAGACAAAATGTTGATACCCGTAATAAGTTTGAAACACAATTGGAACACAACATTGGTCAAGTGGCCACGGCACTGGGAAATCTAGAAGACTGTATCACTGACATCATTGCCAATGTAAACAAGATGATATCAGAAATAGAACCACAGTACTTTGCTAAAAGCTACAATTGGTATCAACAAGAATCCAGTTTTGAAACAGTGGATTACATATTGAATCGTAGACTACGGGTGCCTGCGGAAGACTTTGAACCTTTGCAATATCGTGTTAAAAATCTTACCGACTGGCGTTATCCATTGCTGTGCATACGCCCCGGACGTGAAGATCATATACGCTGGTTGGTGCCAGCGCATCCGTTGTATATTGCAGATACCGAACATGAACTGTTAAAACCTGCCATTGAACTGTTCAATCCTAAATATCAAAGACATCTACGTCCTTATAAGATTCGCGAGGATCACAGTCAGATGTTTGACTTTATTCCAGACGAACAGTTGGGGTTGATCTATTCCTATTACTTTTTTAATTTTAGACCGTTTGAAGTAATCAAACGATATCTGTCTGAACTGTATCACAAACTCAGACCAGGTGGATCAATCATCTTTACCTTTAACAACTGCGACTACTCAGGCGGTGTGCGTTTAACTGAAAATCAGTTTTGTTGTTACACTCCTGGTAAGATGTTGCAACGCTTGGTTGAAAGTCTGGGTTTTATCCACATGGAAACCTGCAACACCGACAACGGACTATACTGGATGCACCTACAACGTCCGGGCAATCTTGAAACTTTACGTGCTGGGCAGAACCTTGCAAAAATCATTCCTAAAACAGTTGAATGATCTAAATATCTCTGTTATCATATACAAAAGGAGAACACATGAGAGACCAATTACTTGATCTAGTTGAACACACCTATGACCTTGGCTGCATTGATCTAATCAAGATCGATGGCACGGACAAAGAAACCACAATTTTTGGCTACGCCGAAAA